CACTCGACAATTCGAAATATAATTTGTGCATGGGCAAAGCCGTTGTTTTAAGAGAGTCAAGGGATGGAAGCGTGGAATCAGAGGCTTCTATTTTAACAGACATTTGAACTTCCTTTCACTGTGATTTCCAACTTGAGCATACACCGGGTATCAGCCGGTTTTGATCCGTTGCCGGATCTTGGACAGTGTCTCAACCTTGTGGACATTATATCTACCTGCCACGGCTCTGTCGGGCCCGGGCGTTCAATCACCCCGCTCACGCCATTAGATCGCCACCAATCTCCTTGCTCATGCACAAGTACATTGTACAAGAGAGATGGTGGCGTGTCAACTTATTGTTGTTCTAAACTCAGTAGTGTTTATTTTCTATCGCCAAACAATTGCAACAAATTCAAGAACAAGTTGATAAAGTCCATGTACAAGGTCAGGGCACCACGCACTTCTGCGGCATCGGTAGTTTCCACACTGAGTTCTTCACGGATCTGTTGTGTGTCATAGGCAGTGAGTCCAAGAAAGATTATGATGGCCAATGCGGAGATCACCATCTGCATCACGGTGCTGCCAATAAAGATGTTCACAATACTGGCAATACAGATGGCGATCAAACCCACAAACATAAACTTACCAACACTATCTAAACTACGTCGGGTAAAGTAACCATACCCACTCATGACCCCAAACAGGATGGCCGCACCCATGAATGCACTCACAATCGATCCCATGGCAAACACAGCAAAGATCATTGAGAAACTCAGGCCCATCAAGGCCGCAAAGCCATGTAGGCATAACTGTGCCATGGGTTTACTTGGATCGTTGCCCAGCATCATGCTCACACCAAATATAGCCGCTAGTGGTGCAAAGATCACAATCCACTTCATCACACCTGTAAAAAAGAATGCCAGCAGTTCAGGTGTGGTGCCTACCCAGTAACTGACCAGCATACTCACAATCACTGCCAGACTCATGTGTCCGTAAACACGACCCATGGCCGAGTTGATTTGTTCTGCTGAACGGTATTGTTCATCATTAAATATAACGGTATCATTCATAGTTTTCCCCTTTAAGGTCTTGTTGCTGGCCACTTGGTAGCATCGGCCATTGCTTCGTCTTCATCGCTTAGAATCTCTACATAACTACTGCACTCTGGACATGTCATCTCATCGTCTGCATTATTTAATGTATCGTCGATGGGACCTTCCCATGCACAGCCTTTGCAGGCACAATTGATGAGTTTTAATCCTTCTGGGACTGGGATTCGTTCTAACGAAACCGCTGGATCCCACTCTAGACAATACTTAGCACGATTCTTGCGGCCCAGTGCGGTATCAGGATCATAGTCAATCCAGGAGAATTCTGTGCCATTGCAATGTGGACAATGGTCGTTGTGTTCCGCATCTTCTCGACGATCAGTGCTCATGCCTACCCAGCCGCATTTTTTATCGTCACAAGCAACATCTACCGGTTCTGGTGGTTGATTAACCCATGAACCGGTGTCCCAGTTGTATCCTGACCAAGACACAATCTCTCCTGTAATAGGCGTGAACTTACCGTATTCCCATTCGCCGAACTGTGAGCCATCCCAATAGGCTGAGCCATACGTTGTACCATAGTTTTTCCAGGTGCAACTATAGTAGCCGGGCAGGGTGGGTTGGACTTTATCAAACTTAAATGTTTTAGATTTTTCCCAGGTGCTGGGACTTGTGCCATGCGGAGGATGTCCCCAGTCTTTTTCTTCTGGCGCATAAGTTTCCCACGAATTACTATCCTTCACAAGATACATGCCAAAGTCACTGCTCTTACCATCGGTGCTACCGCCCCAGTTGTCAATGTCTTCATCATCATAGGTCACACTGTTGACCAGTTCTTCACCGTCGATGTCATCGTAGCCCAGGGTCAGTTTGGTAATATCAAAAGGTTGCGTAAGGTTGATTTCGCCTTCGAAGAATGTGCCTTTTTCATTGCTGGTACCGATGAACACCACTGTGCCAGCAGGCTTACTGCCAACCCAGGCTTCGTCATTGCATGACCATTCTGGGCTATCGTCACTGCCACCATCGCAATCTTCCAATCTCCGTTCATATATGACCGTGCCGTTTTCATCTTCGATTTGAAGGGTGCCAGCATTACGGCTAACACCATTGGTGTGTGCCATGTCATCACATTCATACCACGAGCCAGGCGTGAACGGTAAACGATCAACATCAAGGTTCATGTCATCTTGAACTGTTTCCTCATCACTCCAAGCAACCTCGGACAAGTCAACTTGGTTCTCCATGCAGTAGTCCCATACATCACGTTCTACAGTGCCCATGACTTTTTCACCACCATAACCCCACAGGCTAATTTTATATGTGCGTGGCGTAAACTTTAACACCTCCATGAGTTTGTCATGCTCAGGATTTACAATATCTACTTCTGCTATTTTGGATTTTTTAGACACTCCGAAACTCCTTTATCAATCATATTAGAATTTACTGTCAAAATTTGACAAATGCTCTTGTACCACGGCCAATAGTTCACTGGTGACACCAGGGTACCTAGGCTCAGTATACAATTGTCCGTCATGTAAGTCAAACATTCGACTCAATTGAAAATTTAGATAGGCATGCAATTTCCAATCGTTAGGAATTGATAACTCATGCTTTGACAAAGTTGATTCTAAGATTAAATGTGCTTGTTTGCGCAGTATCCAACCTTGATTCAAGTTAATAAATTTTTGCCAAAGTTCTGCTAGTGTGTAATCGAACTTAAAAGTTTCTTGTAAAAAGTGTGCTGTTTTTTGAAGTTCCATACAAAAATTACTTAAATCAAAAAAACTTTTATAATCAAAATTGTACAACGGTAACTGCGTATCTGGTTGCATTGATGCATGATCAAAATGTCTTTCGTTTAGTTTTGCAAACCAGTTGTTTCTAAAATCTAAATCCGTATTACCAGTTATTAAAAATTGTTTGTGTATTGCAGTTATTGCATTCACGTCAAAGTCCGCAACATTAACAGCATCTTTATGACAACGGTAAAAAATATTGGTTAATAAAACAAAATCTAGTTCAGGATCATGGTTAATAAAAACTACTTTTTTAGTGCGGGCGCAATAAGGATAGTCAAACGAAGAAAAGTGGCCTTGATAAACAATTTTTTGACTTTGATAATCTTGATCAATATTGATTGCATGAACTGCACCAGATGATTGAAAAATTTTATCTGATCGAAAAGGCACACCATAGATATACTTATTTAAGACTAGTTCTAAAAAGTGTCCGTGTAACCCTGGCGCAAAATCAAGTGCAATCCGAGCCATTGGATTTCTCATCTGTATTCTCGATCCAGTTGTGTGTTGGTCAACCCTGCAAGGGTCTGGAAATGATCCCAGGCCGCTTTCACTGCTGGGCGACTCTGCATTTCTGAATCTGGTAGCACAGTTTCCAACCAGATTTCTGGACGCCGAGCAGGATGAGCCCCAAACTTGCGCGGTTGGTGTAGTCGACCAGTTTCCCAAAGTTCAATGCTGACACTACGAAATTGATCCTCGTCATGATAGCCAGCCCATTCGGGATTGCTGGTACTGAAGAATCCACCGCTGTAGGCATTTTCCGTGCCACCACCGTAGCCGATCCAAATACCTCGCCACTGGTCGTCCACATGCGGATCAAAATCTGTACGAGTGATCAACACCAGCACGTCCGCAATGTCTACCTTGCCATCCACAATGTCACGAACACAACGACTGTAACTCAATCCAATTTTCATTTTTGTTCCACTTTCTTTTCAACAGGTGGTGGAAAATAAGGTTCAATAATGTAGTGTGTGCTAGTCCACCAACCAAAGGCAGTGATCATGCCTGCTACAAATATTTCAAGTATCATCATGTGTCATCCCCAATGTTGCAGGAGCGTGGTCCAGTATGTCTTGGCCATCTCGACGATAAAAATACGCATCTGGATCAGTGATTGTAACACACAAGTCACTGTGATGTATATCATAGTCCACAAAGTTGTGTTCTGCATCATACACACGGAACACTACAGTTCCGTCAACTAAGTTTAATATGTGTCCGCGAACACCGTCGGCTGATCGTGCTGTCATTGCGTTATTCTCTATCAACTTTTAAACAAATATAGGCTCGAGTTCTTTCTCGGTCCTTGATTCGTGCCTGTAGTTTGCGTTCTTCTTTCAAACAAGTACTCCATGAATTGTAGTAATCCAAAGGTTGGTACTCCAAACTCATCGGGCCGCCTGCAGGGCCTTGAGTTACCATCACAGCCACTAGTACTATTTCATACAAGGAAGTCATCAAACTTTCTCTCCTGCGTCAAAGTCACGAAATCTCAAGAACCGGGGGAATCGGAGGCTGTAGGTTCCGTCTTGGTTTTGTGTGACTGCGTCCGCCTGCACTTCAACCAAGTGACCAAGTAACTGATCCCTTGAGGTCCAATACTCATCACGAACAGTATCACTAAAGCCAGTACCAACATTAACACAAATTCTACGGTCATTGTCTTCTCCTTCACATATTATAGCACCCAACCGGCCCGCATTGCGACCAGTACCTGGTTCAAAACCCACAATTTTGAGATCAACTGATATAGTGGGTTTCCATTTCATCCATGAGTCCGAACGCTTGCACTCATAGGGTGCATCCATTGATTTGATCATGATACCTTCAAAGCCTTCTGCCACTGACGCTTCGGCAAATCGTTGCATGATGTCATGCCCTTCCGCTGTGTCCAAATCCACTTCCAGGCCATTCATGATGCGTAGGCAAGCAGTATCTTTGAGACGATCTCGAGCACTTTCGATCCACTCAATGCGTTTGTATTGTTGTATGTTGCAGTGACCTTCCTGCAAGGACTCCAGGGGAAGTATATCAAATATATGGTACACCATGCCTTCTGTCACCGCATCCGTTTTGCGATGTGCCTGCTTCATGAGTTTCTGAAAACTTTCACCCACAATCTCACCATCCAACACAAAACGACCACCGGTGCCACGACCCCACTGAAAGTGCTTGCGGGCATCTTCAATGGCATCTGCAATCTGTGGGAAGTTCTCAAACTCTTTGCCATTACGACTGAACAGGGTGACATTGGCACCGTCAATCACTGCCAACACACGCACACCATCCAGTTTGACTTCTAAACGTTTGATACCTTTGAGTTTCTTGGGTTGGTCTGTGGAGTCCTGAGCCAGTTGACAAGTAAACACAGGAATCCGGTATTCTGTTTTGCCCAGCACTTTGTTTAGTGTTTTCTCAGAGATGCCACAACGCAGATCCTTGATCATCACACGACGAGCCAAGTTGTTCCACTCGTCTGAGTCGAACTGCTGGCTCATTTGCTCGATACTTTCACGGGCACGATTGCCTGTGCTTGATCTTGTGCGTAGGGCTTCCAGCAACCCCCAAAATTTTGTCCAAGGGTTGGGCCGATCAGTCAGGCCAGATGTTTCAGGCACTTGACGGATGTTGAATGTGTAGAAAGGATTGTAGGCCTGGTAGCAGTTGAAGAGAAAACATTGTGCATCGGCACTGCCCAATTTGGCTGCCATTAATGCTTTTTCAATGGTTTTTTCCTTGTGTATGCGACTGTCCGAACTTTCCAAATCACGTATCCAACCTGCGGCCATCGTGTGGTCGAACCTTTCGTTTGAGAAGTCAATCTCGTCCATATATTTAAGTGGTTACCATGATGAGTTATAAAACACTTTAAGTCCCAAGAACAATTCTGCTCGGGCTTTCTTGATGAATTCAAGATCTTGTGGTTTGTAGTAGTCATCTGCACCATCACCAAAAAAGAATCCTTGCGTACCTGGCAGTTGGTCATGTGTTACCGCACGTTCCAGTTCATCCAGATCTTCCCAGGTGATTTCTAGTTCAACACCGTTGAATGTGTTGTATTTGACTTTTTTAGATTTGGCAAGTTGTTCCATCCAACCGTGCAAGTTAGGATGCTTGCGCCAGTAGGCGATTTCACGCTGGCTAGTCCAGCCAGTTTCACGGTCCGCTTGTTCTTTGGCGGCAGTGTATGCGTACATGTCTAGTCCCATGTTAACCTCCTGATAACTGATACACAATAATAGCGCCGTTGTAGGCACTGAAGAAAATGTTTGCCCAGCCCCAGCCAGGGCTGTTGTTTTCAAAGCACCAATCAGCAATGCGCCAATTGAGCCAAACAAAAAAGGCGTTGATGACCATTACTTGGTGCCGTAAACTGCTGAATACAATGCGTCCACTTCGGCTTCTGTGGCCGCAGTGCGGTCTATCTTGACCTTGGCCTTTGCTTTGGGCTTGACCAACTTCACACGTACCTTGACAGTGCGTGGTGCTTTGACTTTGACTCGAGGAGCCACTTCGGCTTCTAGTGCGGCACGAACCAAGATGTCTTGGGCAAAGCCAGACTCCAGCAAGTATGCCACAGCCGCGGTCTTGTCCATCACATGTGGTAATGGCACAATGTTTACATCTGTGTCGCCTAGTTTGGCCAATTGCTTGGCACGAGCGTCTGAGTTGGCAAAACGAACTTTGAGTTCACCTTTTAGTACAGAAGTACCTGCAAAAGAATAAGACATACGATCTCCTGAGTTAATGAATTAAAAATGTATTATAACCGAAAACGAATTTTTGGTCAACTGTTTGATGTTGCAAAAGGGCTATTTTCTTCCACACTATAGACCCACGAAACTGGAATGTCCAGCAGTTGTGCAATCATGAAAGGGGTTTGCCCTTGGTCTAGCAGTTCTTCAATTTGAATTTCAAGATCACTCATGCGGCTCATGCTGTCTCCCGGTCCATGATGTAGGTGAATAAAACAAATTTGGCACGATTAATTGCTTGACGAGCATCTTCGGCTCGCATGCTGTCGACTTCGCCGTATTCGGTGTTGATCATTTCCTGTGCATCGCTCAAGATGCTGGCCGCCATCATGGCCGGTCCGGAGAAGCGATAGGTAATGCTTTGTTCCACTGCTTCACGCATCTCTGCTTCAGTGCAACCATACATACGAACTTCACGTTTTTGTTGTTCTGTCAAACGATTGTAAGTTTCTGTACTCATTACGGACTCCTTTTTAGTTTCTATACAAGTATTATAACAAATCGGCTATTTTGAGTCAACCTACTGAGATTACAACTTCGCCGTCATCGTCCAAGGAAACGATCGGCTTGCAATATCCGTAATCGCTGTCGTGAGTTACAACAGTGGCATCAGTTGGCATTTTGCGGAGTATTGCAATCAAGTCTGCTACGGTCATTTTGGATTCCTTTTTGTCTTGATATGTGTATATTGTAGCAAAAGGGTAATTTTGGGTCAACCAAATGCTTTGATCAAACCCGACGCACCCAGCATTAGAGTAACAATATTAACCACCAACTGTGGGCGATTAGCCACACGTATGGTCCAGGCCATGAACAGGATGGTTCCTATGAAAAATGCAAGGATATTGTAAGGATAGACCGCAGGGCCCATGGCATTAAGACTGTGACCAGCAATGATAAACACCGCTCCGGTCCACTGTAGTATTTCGTTAATTTCTAACTTCATGTCTTGATTATACCCGATCTTGAATATCTGGTCAACCAAAAGAAAAGCCCTACGATTTGTAGGGCTTTTGTAGTACTAGAGTATTACTTTTAGAAAGTAGTACTTGAGTGTTACTTTTTAGAAACCGCGTGTGTATTGCACTGCAATGATTTTTTGGTTGTTGTCACCCTTGACGCGGTCATATTTCACAGCAACGGTGTCGTCTTTGTTTACAGCATAGGCCAAGGCATAACGTGCTGTTTGAGTTTGATCATTGTTTTGTGTGCCATCAAATGCACTACGGAAACGATAACCAAATTTGCCAGTCAACCCTGACACGCCTGGAACAGCGGCAGCGATACCTGGCTCAACAGAGTAGTATGTGAAGTCAGTAGTGTTAGAGTACTTTTGACCAACTGCGGCACGTGCATATAAACCAACTGGGCCAGCCACTGTGGCGCCTGCTTCAAGACGTGTGGTTAACGCATTTGTACCTTCGGTTTGTGTGTTAGAGAATGCTAAGTCACCGGCAAAGCCTGTGAACTCTTTCTTTACACCCAAAGCATAAGTTTGTTGTGCCGCGGCACCTGCGTTGTTCACGTGTTGACCTTCAACTGTGAAACTGTCGGCTGCAAATGCAGTACCTGTGATGGCCAAGGCCAAGATTGCGAAGATTTTCTTCATTTAGTTTTTCCTTTTAAAAAGAGTGTTTGATTACAAACACAGAATAATATTTAGTAGAAACACGTATTAGGTGTTTAAATTACCACTAAATTGGCTGCTTGTGCTGTAGTATACGTGGCTGGAATGAGATTTGCAATCAGAATGGGGAAACTAGAAGTGTCAGGAACGGCGGTATCCACACCAATTCCTACATTGTTAAGAACTGCTAGATTTTGTCCTTCGCGTAGGCAACCCACAATGGCTTGACCGCCCAGAGTGGTAAGATTGGCCACTTGTTCCAGGAACCAAACAGGTCCGTTGACTTCTTTTTTCAGCCCATATGTGGGCAGACTTTCAACAAAACTCATGATCGGGCCCAGGGTATCTCCTGTGGTATTCAAGTTGATAATTTGGATTCCCGCCAAGGCCAGGTTGTGACTTTCGTTTACGACTTTTTGTGCCATGTTGTTGAAATCAGTATTGAGTGCAGTGGTTTGATTGGGATTGATTGTGACTACACTGCCAATTTCTGTTATGGCAGCCGGAGTCAACGCATTTCCAAAGGCTTCATCTGCATTGGCGTAGGTACCTGCTGCCGGACCCGTCGGTATTGTGACCGGACCACTTACTGCATCGCCATACACGCCATTCACTGTGTTGGCCATGGTCAAATAGATACTGGTGAGATTTGCCAATTGTCCGGCAGCGGCCAATGAGTTGATAGTGGTCACAGCATTGTTCAATTGAGTGATATAGTCAACTCCCACTGCGGCACCCAATAAATCGGTTAAGACCAGAGTATTGCCCGGTCCTGTGCCGGTGGCATAGTTGGTGGTATAGTAGGCAGTCACTGAGGCAGGCACAGCCGTGGTCAGTGCATTGATCAAGTTTAGATCTCGAGTGGTCACTGTGCCCGCAAATGCTGTGGCCAAATTTGGCAAAGACAAATTGGTTATGTTTTTTATCTGTTGTAGACTCACACTCACAGCCTTGCAGGCTAATGCCTGATCTGCGGGTATAATTTTGCTCAAGCGTTCATAGGTAATCATGCTGGTACCACCGTTATCACATATCTTGGTAGATATTCTGTAAGTTTGCTGTTGACATTGCCGGTGGCATCTAGATATATGGATCGTAACTCACTGGTGGTGTTTTGATTATAGGTTCTCACTGTGAGGCTGGCAAAACTGTTGGGGAAGATTTTTACAGGGTCTAAGAGATCGGCCATGGAGTTCAGGCCAGGATTTTGTGGCTGGGTGGTATTGACACCAGCCACAGGCAAAGTGATTTTCAAAATGTCGCACACCTGTTGCAGAGACTGTCCAGTGATCAACAGCATGGCTCTGTAAAGTCGTGCTTCTTCTGTGTCGGTCAGTCGTGCATCAGGATCAGTGATGCGTTCAATTTGCGAGGTAGAGAATCCCACTTGCCGGAGTGCCACAGTGATTCTTGCTGTGAGATTGGCCACTGTGGCCAACTGCTTGAACACTGTGCTGGGCAGGCCAAAGTTGCCCAGGTTGGGCAAGTCAATGAGAAAGCCAAGTCGTGCCAAGTCACTGCCGAACGAAGGCAAGGCCAAATTGACATCAGTTAAATTGCCAGTGATAAGGCTGTTCATGCTGGTGAATGTGCTGCCTAGATAGGTCTGACTGTTTATGGCTGTGTTAATAAATGCATTGGTTTGATCAATATAGCCTACTGCGCCAGCAAACACTTGAGAAAACACACTCACATTGCCATTGCCTAGATAAGAATTACCTATGCCGCTGATGATTCCGGTGAATCCCAAAATACTGTTGCCAAGAGCAGGGCTACCCAGACTGCTGCCAATTGCAGGAGCATAGTTGGCCGGTGTGTTGTCAGCCAGGGCAGGACAAGTGTTGGCTGCCATGGTCTCAAGACCCAGTAATGTCACATTAGACAGATTGGCCGCAGAACTGTTGCCAAGTGCTATCAGCAAGGGGTGTATCAATGGCGTACCGTTGTAGGATGCCAGTGCATTAGCAAAGTCTGTAGCCAGTTGTATACCTTGATTGTTGCTAAGGCTGGCGCCCGCTATCAATTGCAGTGGTGTTAATATCGACTCAGCCACAATCAGCCACCAATGAAAACATCACCTGACCCGCCACTGACTGAGGTGCAGCCTTTTAATTTACTGCCTACTCGGGCGGCTTTCTTGCCGTTGATATAAACAGATCCTGATCCTGAAGCAATGGTGGCCGAGTGTGGGAAACATTTTTTACCAAGATTCAAATGTAAATCCACCGGATCTCCTACCCGAGCGGCGGCTCTGCCATTGGTAAACACACTGGCACTGCCTGCTGCCACGTTAAACGGAGAGCAATGAATCACACAACTGTCACCTTGTCTTGCGGCTGCTGGCATATTCTATTTCCATTAATCTTTCAAATTTTGAGTGCCACTGATCAATTTCTTCATGATCTTGATCCGTGTGCGGTCCGGGTGGGGCTTCAGGAGCAAACTCAATCACGTGATCAAACCGATCTGGAATCTGCTCATACTCTGTGTATTCCAACAACTGATCGTCACGCATGATCACAAAGCGATGTCCCATTGTATATTTATGGAAACAAAAAGCCGTCGTTTTAAACCATTTGTATGTTGGTTGTGCTTTGCATGTATTGACTGGCAAACTGCTTGTCAGATGCTACAGCCACGGTCACAGTGGTTTTGCTCAGGCCAATGGTCTTGTCCGGACTCACTGTGAACAGGTAGGGCAGGAGTCCTGGGCCGTTTGGACCCATGGCAATGACCATGGGTTTGGTCAATCTATAGTGTGTGTCAGTTTCTTTATCCAGTCTGGCCACAATCTCCTCACCTGATGTGAGTTTGAGTGTGACCACGTCGCCTTCGGCAAGTCCTTTGTCGATTTCAAGTAGCATTATCAAACCTTTTCTTTAGTTCTGTAAATCCGCCCACCAGTTCTTCATCCAAGAAGATCTGTGGCACTGTGCGAGCATTTGGTACTGCTTCTAATAGTTGTTCACGTGTCCAGTCACGGCTCACGTTGCGTTCTTCAAATTCAATGCCTTTCATCTTGAGCAAGGCCTTGGCTTGGTCACAATAGGGGCACTGGTCTTTGGACCATACAATGGCTTTTGTCATTTTAGTTTTCCTTGTTATAGTTCTGGTAATTCTTCGTAGTCCAGTTGATCGGACATGACCCCAATTACGTAATTTGTACTCTCAGTTTCCTGCAATGCGGACTGTTTCTTGCTGGTGTCTACATGTTTGGTAAACCAGGGAATAGGCGTTGAGCGTGGTGCTGGTTCAGTATACTTGATGCCAATTTCTTTCAGCGCCGCATTGGCAGTGTAGTCCACAAAGTCTTTGAGAATATTGGCATTGAGTCCTATCACAGGTCCTTTCTGAAACAAGTAATCAGCCCAGGCTTTTTCTTCACGGATCACGTCCAGGTACATTTGATATACTTCGACTTCGCACTCGATCTTGGCAGCCGCAAAGCGAGGGTCTTCCTTGACCACTTGATTGATCAGCCAGCCTGTCCACTCTTTGTGTAGCAGTTCATCTTGCAGGATCAGTTGAATGATATTGCCGTTGCCAATGAAGATTTTGTTCTCGACCATGGCCAGGCTTGTGGCAAATGATACCATGAAGCGGAATGCTTCTAAAGCATAGGAGGCATTGAGTGCCAACCAAATGGCCTTGATATGTTCGCGTTCGGCAAACTCTTCCAACAACTCTTTACGACAGTTGATCATGTGCAGTCGATCATAATAGTTGCCCACACTGGATGCCATGTTCACAATTTCTTCGGTGTCGTGGATTGTGTTGAACACATCCTTGGGCACATTGTAGATGTTGCGAATGATGTGACTGTAACTTCTTGAATGAATATTGGTTTCAAAAAATGTCCAGTTGTAGACTAATGCTTCGAGTTCAGGAATACTCACAACAGGTGTGAAGATTTGACTGGGACCGCGTCCTTGCAGGCTGTCTAATGCTGTTTGGCGCAGTAAGTTTGACGTAAAGATATGCTTGACTGTGTCACTTGCATCTTTAAAGTCTTGTGCGTCTTTGGTCAAAGATATCTCTTCTGGCACCCAAAAGAATCCACGTGCTTCTTGTTCGTACTTGACCAGTTTGTTGTACTTGACTTCTTCAAAACGCTGAATGGTCACAGGACCTGCTGGATCCAAGAACATTTTTCTTGAAAGGTAATCTGTTTTTGTTTTTAAATTGTATTGTTGTGTTGACATATTATTATTCCTCTATAGTTTCCATTGTGAATATTACTCCAGTTTCTTTCTCCCAGCGTTGCCAATATCTTACCCAGATTGGATCGTGCTGTTTTCCAACGTCAAATGCTTCTGCATCTTTCCATACATACTCACCCCACTCATTGGCATTAGCAGAATCTCTCATAATCATTCGACCTTCGTCGATTGCTGCCTGTCTCAGCCGGTATTGATTACGTCGGCTTTCTTGAAATTCATCTTGTTCAGATTGTGGCAAGGTCAGTATCCAATCCTCAAAAAATATTGGAGTTGATCCTTGGGGCCAGGTATGTATAAATTTTTGAATTAATGGCATGTCGATTCACCAAAGTTGATTTTTAAATTGTATTGTTGTCTCATTTGTGTTTTTCTGATGCAAGAACTATCTTGCAAATATGTTCCAATCTCTCTATGTGCTCATAGGCACGCCACGGGGTGACATCAATGGCCACAACTCCATGTCCCTTGATACCCACAATATCAAACTGAATATTGCCCTCTGGGTCTAGTCCCAGATTACGATGGCATGCATCAGCCAGTTCTTGACTGATGGGTGCCACATCTCCCACATTGGATGCTACCCGAGTATAGCGATTCAGTTCCGGAAATACATCGCTGATGGTACTCAAATCAATTCCGGCATGCATGGCCGCAATACAATAGGTTGGGTGTACATGAACAACAACTCTAACATCATTTTTGTGTTGTCCCATTTCTTGCTGTAGTCCAAAGTGCAGAGGGATCTCTCCGCTGGGAGTCAAATTCTTACTAATGTCAGTGTAGTCCAACTCTTGCCAGTTGTAAGTGTTTTCACCAAACCCATTGTCCCATTTGCCAATTTGAATCTTTTTAAATTGATCAGGTTGCATTGTTTGCTTACGCACACCCGACGGTGTGATATAAAAATGATCACGGTCGTGATGACGTATAGAGATGTTGCCATCTCTACTGGTTATCCAATTGCGTTTGTACGCATCTACTAATATATCACAACAGGTTTCTAACATGCTAATTGTTCCAGTGTCTTACAACGCCAGCAATAATGAAACAACAGGTTACCACGTGTATTGCTACCCAAAAGGTTTTTAGGAATAGTGCAAGACGTGCTTCTTGCAAAGTAAGAATAGGCACATCAGGACGATCATGATCTGACTCGCCCATTAGGTGACCGGTGGCTCGCGCCCAGATCTTTTCTATGCTGTTCATAACTTGCAACTTTCGCAATCGGCGTCTTCGAGATCAAAATCAATAA